GGGATTCGCGTGCACCCCCACGAGCCACGTGTCGGCGCGTGCGAACAGCGTGCGCTGCGTGCCAGCCTTGATCTCGAGCCAGTGGTAGCCCTCGAGGCGGATGCGCCCCTCGGGGCAGTACACCTCCAGGTCGCCCAGCACCATCAGTAGATGGTCCTTCAGGTGCACCTTGCCGACGACGCCGTCGCCGGCCGGCATGAAAAGCTCGCGCGCGTACACACCGGGGACGCGGAAATGCCGCAGCTCACCTCGCGTGTAGTGCGCGGGGTGCGCCAACATCTGCTGCTTGAGCGTCTCAACTCTGTCGATCGAGTAGAGGGAAGGCAAGGTCATCGGTTCATCTCGAAGAGGTGAAACACGCCGTGCCATCGTGGCGCCGGCAGCCGCAGCTGGAACCCAGTCCTCTGCAGCCATCGCACCGCAACCTCGTTCTCCGCGTGCACGTAGTTCAGCAGGCGCGGATACGACTGCAGCATGACCGCAATGTACCGTGGGGCAAGCCGAGCAACCGCCCGCTTCTGCTGCGCTATCTCGTCGGCACCAACCATCCACGGGGCGCCCACGCCCTCGGTCAGCTTGCGCAGGCCGAACACCGCGATGGGCCGCCGGCCGAGGTCCACCGTGCACGACCAGTCCGAACTGATGATGCCGTCGGCCAGGGCGTCCAGGGCGTGCAGGCCCATCGCGGCCGCCTCGGCCTGGTCGGCGGCGCGCAGCCGCGGGGCGAGCAGGTACGCGTCGGCGATGCGCGCCGCGCGCACCCGCAGGTCAGCCACCGGTGGCCACCTCCAGGGCCATCGCGGCCACCGTAGCCGGCAGTGGCTTGTCCTGGCGAAGGCAGACCGACCCGTCCTGGTTCCACCCCGGGTCGATCGACACCTCGACCTCGCGCGTGCGCAGCGCGGGCGGCGAGCCCCACACGTCGTCGATCGTGCGCGCGGGTGTCTCGCGCAACTTCGCGAAGGTGGGCCCGGCCTTCATCACCGACGTCGATACCACACGCAGGTACAGCTTCGACGGGTTCTTGGACATACCTTGCCCCGCGGCGGGCATCTCCAGGGCCAGCGGGAGCGTGACCAGGTCAGAGTTGTACCCGAGGCCGACGTGCACCACGCTCGCCGCGGTCGGCAGGGTAACGGCGCCGTCCACAACGGTCAGCCCCTCGACCACCGCCCCGTCGGCCAGCACTTGCACCGCAAGGCCTTCAAGGTGCCGCAACCCGCGCAACGAAGTCGTCGCTGGCCCCGTGTAAGTCAAGCCGGCGTCCACGAAGAAGGCGTTGGCCACATCGGTGCTGATTAGCTTCGGCGTTAGCTTTTCGACGAAGGCGAAAGCGCTTGCCGCCACGTTCCGTTGCACCACGAGCCACAAGGTGTCCTGCTCGCTCGCTGGGATGACAGCGATGTCCTTGATGACCCCGTTCGTCGTGTGCTGCGTCCACCCGAAGACCTGCTGGTCTGGCACGTAGGTCATGGCCATCAGCACGCCGTCGTTGCGCAAGGCGTACAGGGTGGGCGTCGGGGCACGGGCGAACGCCAGGCGCACGATGGTGTAGCCGTCGAACAGGTGCGGCGCCAGGATCGACACGTCGACAACGTCCGCCCGGTAGCCGCCGCCCGCGGTGTCGTAGGCCAGCTCGCGAACGCGCGAGCCTTGGGCCTGCACGTAGAGCACTGCGGTGTTGGCCGTCACCGGCTGCACCTCGCTCGCCCCGGTGAATCCTTGCGGCTTGAAGGCAAGCGTTGTGGGCGAGATGGCAGGGCCGCCGTCGGAGTAGATCCTGAACTCACCGCCCGACGTCAACGCCACGATGTCGGTCAGGGGGACCAGGTGCCTGATCGTGTTCTGCTGGTTGCTCGCGATACGGAACTCCAGCGCGTCATCCTCGCGCGCTGGAACCGACGATGTCAGGTTCGACGGCGTGCCGTTGCGGGTGGCCCACACATTCTGCGGCTCGTTGGCGGACCCACCGAACCAGCGGCGGCGCTCATGGTACGCGACGGTGGCGGGGTAGTTGCCCGTGGAGTCGTTGAGCGTGATGTTCGCCTCGGGGGGCGTGATGAGCACGTCGCCGAGGATGTTGTCGTCGATCACCCCGACCGCACCGTCGGTGGCTTGGCCGATGAAGCCCCACGCGCCGCCGCGCAGCTTGTAGACGTAGTAGCGGGCCGCGCCGTTGTTCGTCCAGGTGATTGTGTTGAAGTTGCCGGCCAGGGTCAGGTTGTTGTTGCACGTGGCCGTCGCAGATCGCGGGGACTCGTCCACGAGGTTCGAGGCCACTGCGGTGATTGCATACTTCTGCGCTGTTAGGTTCGTGGCCACCGCCACTGTGGCGGTGGCCGTCGGTCCCGTTGGCGCGGTCAGTGTTGCGGCGAACGTCACCGTGGCGAACGACCAGTTTGCCGGCCCGGTGCGGCGCAGCTCGCGTGCAGCGATGGTTTTCGCCTGGCAGGTCAGCGTGAGCACATCGCTGTCCTGCGCGAACGTGAGGCTCGGCAGATGGGTGTTGTCGTAGGGGCTGGCCAGCGTGTACACGCGCGCGAAGGTCAGGACCCCGGGGATGGCCAACCCCAGGGTGGAGATGTCCGCGCCGCCGGTGGTCAGGCGCAGGCGGAACGTGTCGGTGGTGGCGCCTTCGATGACGAAGAACTGCCCGTGCAGGGCGAACGTCGTGTCCAGGGCCGACTCGCAGTACAGCCAGTCGCCGGTGCTCCAGCCGTGCGCGGCCGACGTGAACACGCCGGGGTTCGCGCTGGTGAAGCTGGAGCAGACCTTGGCGGCCTCCAGCTCCGTGCCGCTGTCGGTGTGAAAGCGCGCGTACCCGTTGCCGAGCTCCACGATCACCGCCTGCGTGGCGCTGAACACGAAGGGGATCAGGCGGACGGTGGTGAACAACTTCGCCTGCGAGACGTGGCGCGTGCCGGTGCGGCGCACCGCGGGCCCGTGCGGCAGCACGAAGAAGTTCAGCGCTTGGCGCAGCCCCGTCTGAAACTTGGCCAGGTCGAGGCGCCCGTACAGCTCGGGCGTTATCTCGCCGCCAGCGAACGAGCGGTAGAACGTCTTCATCGCCGACGAAGCGCTTCAGGGATGAACTCGTTCGTTTCCGCGCTGCTGTTCGCGTTCTGCGTGGCCGCCTGGCCCAGCACTGCGGCAGCGATCTTGCGCAAGCCCATCGCGGTCTTCACCCCCGCGTCACCCTTGACGATCGGCCCCGCGAGCATTGCACCGAGCACATAGCTCAAGTACAGGCCGAACGTCGTCGACCACTTCGTGGTGTCGGTGATGTCCTTCTTGTAGAGCAGCACCGCGTCGGGCTCGTGGGTGAGGATCAGGTCCCCTTCCATCTCGAACTGCGCAGTGCCGCGCTCGGACCACAGGACCATCTCGTCGGCGGTGACGAGGCTTGGCCAGGGGGCCTGGTAGAAGTCGAACAACGTGACCTGCTGCAGCACGCGCAGCGGCTGCACCATGTCCGAGGGTTTCGCGTAGGCGTAGGTCCACACCTCGCTCGGATTCGTGGGCGCCTGCGCCAGCGCCACACGTGTCTTGGACCAGGTCCAGTCGTGCGCCTCGAGCGCTTCGCGCCGCGCGAACGGGTAGAGGCGCGCACACTGGCTCGCCTCGTAGCTGCCATCAGGCGGGTCGATCGACGTTACCTCCGCCGCCGACCCGAGGTGGCCGAGGGCCAGGTTGCAGATGTCCGGGACGGTGGCCACGTCAGAGCACCGCGATGAGGCCCGTCGCTGTGGTGCCGGTGGCGTTGATCCGCTTGAACCGGATCGAGTGGATCACGCCCACCGCCATTGCCGCGGGCAGTGTCACCACGTTGTCCTGCGGCGTCACCAGCGCGATCGTGCCGGCCACGGTGATGATGAGGCCCCGCGCCGGCTGCGCGAGGTTCGTGCTGTCGCTCGGCGTCACCGCCACCAGGTCGTTGCCCGGCTCGGTGGAACGCAGGAAGGGATCTTGTGCCATGTCGATGTCCTCTCAGAGAAAAGAGGGCCGCACGCGGCGGCCCTCCCCTACCAGCACACGCTCGGGACGTTCAGTCCTGGTCCTCGGCCGGCGCGCCACGCCTCGTGGGCGCAGCCGCTGCCTTGACCACGCGCACCGGCACGTACCACGACGGCTTGCGGCCGGGGGGTAGGTCGAAGACCTTGGGATCGACATCAATGTCGAACTCCTCGCCCGGTTCGCGGGTCGCGGTGTTGTCGTAGCCGCGGGCAGTCGCGATGACGCGCATGGTTCAGCCTCCTCAGGCGTCGATGGTGAAGTTGCCGGCGTAGATCGGGTTGTACCCGTGGTCGAAGGTCAGGTACGCGAGCACCGTACCCAGCGTCGGGTTCGAACCGCCCACCGTGTAGCGCACGCCCAGGTAGCGCTTGTAGCTCGCGCTGGGCAGCGCAACGCGCGCCAGGATCGTGTTGGCGGTGAGGGCCGCCAGCAGGATTGCGCCGGTGCTGAAGTGCACCACCGGGGCGGTGGCCAGGTTGGCCGTGCTGTCCGACTCGAGCGTGATGGTCAGCGACGTCAGCGTGTTGAACGCCGCCAGCGTCTGGACGACGAGCCAGAGGCCCGCACCGCCAAGGATGCCGTTGTCGGCCAAGGCGGGCGTGCCGCCGGGCTGCCGCAGGTCGATGACGTTGGTCGAGATCGCGGTCGCGGTGATCGCTTGCGCGCTCTTCGTGCCGTCGGCCGCGACCGTGCCCGAGAACATGGATTGCAGATCGAGGATCATGTGGGTTCTCCTGTAGGGGTCGCGTCGATCAGCTGACGGCCGCTTCGGTCGTCAGGATGCGGTCGACGGTGCGGATCGGTACGCCGAGGAAGTTCAGGTCCTTGACCGCGACCTGCACACCACCGAACTGGCGCAGGGCCTCGGTGATGCTGAGCGCGGCGTTGGACTTGTTCAGCGCTTGCACGCTGAGCATTTCCTTCACGGTGCGGTTGGCGTAGAACACCGCATTGCCCATGCCGGCGAACGGGATGCGCGCCATCGCGCGAACCATCAACTTGATGAGATCCGCGGCGCTCGACTCGGCAACCAGGTTGCTCACGTCGATGTTCGCGATGCGGACAACATAACGCCAGTCCTTGACGTGCAGGCCGCACTTCCACTGCCACCAGTCGGCGTAGGCGCGGAAGCGGTTGTTGTTCGAGTCGAACGCGTCGATCTCACCCAGGTCCTTGTGCTGCAGGCCAGCCTTCGAGCCCTTCGGGTAGATGCCGTGCACGGTGTTCTTGCCCCACACCACCAACCAGATGCTGGTGTTGTCGGAGCCGGATCCCTGCGCGTTGATGATGTTCTGGCCGTTGGTGGCGCTCAGCGAGCTGAAGCGCGGGGCCAGGCCGTTGAAGCGCTCGGGGTTGGCGATGGCGTTGCCGTAGATCAGGCTGTCGGCCATGGTCTGGTTCAGCGACTCGACGAAGGCCTGGGCCTCGCTGAGCCGGAACGCGGCGCTGTTGCCGTTCAGGTCCGCCTCGTCCTTGTCCACCTCGGAACGCGTCTCCAGCATCGCGCACGCGTCGGTGATCTGCGCGCGTTGCGACTTGCTGGGCGGCACGCCCTGGTAGAACTGGCGCCACACCGAGGTGGGCAGGCCGGTGCGGATGCTCGCCTTGTGGCCCGTGGGCATGTTGCCCTCGAACCAGGGCATGTCGAGCAGGATTTCGTTGGTCTGCGTGAGCAGCTCAGCGACGGAGGCGATGCGGCCATCCGGGTCCATCGCTTGCGCGATGTCCATCAAGGTGACCTTGCCGTTGAGACCGAGAGTTGCCATGGTGTGCGTTCCTTACGCGTTGGGGGTCTGCCCGTAGAGGGTACTCGCCATGTCCTTGGGCGCGGCCTTGGCGGCACCACCACTCGGGACAAAGCTGTCTTCGCTCAGCTTCTTGCCGACAGCGTAGGCCCACTTGATGAATGCGGGATGGTTGCCCAGGCCGCTCTTCTCGAGGACTTCCTTCATCTCCGGCGGGGCCAGAGCAACCGTTTTGCGCGCGATGGCCAGGGTGTCGTTGAGCTTGGCGCCGCCGACCTCGGGGTCGTTGCGCGTCTCTTCGGCCCAGCCTGCCACCCGTTGCTTGTGCGCTTCGATGTTCGACTTCGCAGCGAAGTCGACCAGTTTCTGCGCACGCGCGCCCGGGGTGAGCGCCGCGTCGTTCACGATCGCCTTCAGCTCGTCGAGCCCTGCGGCCCCGAGCTGAATGCCCTCGGGCACGTCCACCTTGAACTCTTCCGAGCTCATCGGCTTCGCGCCCTCGCCTTGCTTCGGCTCGCCGCCGGCCCCTTGGGCCTTCGGGTCTGCTGTCTGCGCAGCGCCTTCGACTTTGGTGCTGTCCGCACCTTGCTGTCCCTCGGCTTGGGTGATCTCTGAGCCGGTTACCAGCGTCTCTTCAACCATTCATCGCCTCTTTCTGCATCTTGCTGTAGGCGTCGAGTGAGTGCTCATTGAACTCAGCCAAGAGCGCGAGCCCGACGTTGCGTTGCCCCTCGTTGAAGAACGTCATGCTGTTCCCGGTCATCGAGGTGCGGAACACCCCGGTGCGGTCCAGCAGACGCCACAAGAAGCGACGCCCCTGCGCGTGTGCCACAAGCCACTTGAAGTCCTCGATCTCGGCCTTCCTGGCCGCCTCATCCCGTTGGTCCTTGTCAGACTCAGCGGTGGCAGCACCAATCAGATCGGTCGGGTCCTTCAGGTTCACGGGGCGCACTGTAGACCAGGGGTGCAGGACCATGCGCCCGGTCACATGCGCAGCGACACGTCCACCCCCACCGGGCGCGAAAGGATGCCGCCCGGCACCACCGGCCCAGACAAGGCCCCGCCCACCAGGCTCACCGTGTTGGTGAGCACTTGGCCGGCAAAGGTCGAGTCCGCGGCAAAGGCGCCGGACAGCAGGCTCACCGTTTGCGTCAGCAGCTGCCCAGCGAAGGACGCGTCGGCGGACATCGTGCCGGCGGCCGCCAGGCTCACTGTGTTCGTAAGCACCTGGCCGGCAAAGGTCGAGTCCGCGGCGAACGCGCCCGACAGCAGGCTCACCGTCTGCGTCAGCAGTTGCCCGTCGAAAGTTGCGGAGTTGCCCGCGGACAGGCTGCCCGCGATGAGGCTCACCGTATTGGTGAGCGTTTGCCCCGCGAAGGTCGAGTCCGCGGCGAACGTGCCCGCGATGAGGCTAACGTTTTGGGTGAGCGTCTGCCCTTCAAAGACCGAGGCCCCGCTCAGCGCCCCCGCGATGAGGCTCACCGTATTGGTGAGCGTTTGCCCCGCGAAGGTCGAGTCCGCGGCGGCCGCACCCGCGATGAGGCTCACCGTATTGGTGAGCGTTTGCCCTGCGAAGGTTGAGTCCGCAGTGGCCGCGCCTGCGATGAGGCTCACGGTGTTCGTGAGCGTTTGCCCTGCGAAGGTCGAGTCCGCAGTGGCCGCGCCTGCGATGAGGCTAACGTTTTGGGTGAGCGTTTGCCCTGCGAAGGTCGAGGCCGCGGTGAACGTACCAGCCGTCGACAAGCTCACCGTGTTGGTGAGCGTCTGCCCTGCGATTGACGCGTCGGCGCTGCTCGAGTCGCTCGCCCCGACATACCCAAACCCGACCCAGCTCAGGCTCGAACCGACCACAAGCCCCACCGCCGAGGCGTAGCTCGTGGGGATGTTGGTGACGCGCAGCAGGGCCCAATCGCTATAGACAACCTCGCCCCCGGCGCCGGTCAACTTGCAGCGGTACAGCCGCCCAGCGTCACTGGGTCGACTCAGCGCCCCGGTTGTGTAGCTCGCCGTCGTTGCGCCACTGCCACCGCTGACGTTAACGACTGATCCGCCGAGCGCTGGCTGCGTCTCCCACTGATAACTTTTGGCGCCGGTCGCTGTGACCGGGAACGTCGCTGTCGTGCCGTCTGCCGCGGTCTGCTCGGTCGGTTGCGCGGTGATGACCGGAAGGCCAGCGAACGCCGTGCGCCTGCTCAGCGCAAACCGGCCCTTGCTGAATGGGCCACGGCCTGGGTGGTTGCGGCGGGTGGTGCGAACAGGGGTAATTTGCGGCGGTCCGCCGCCGCCGCCGGAATAAATCTCAACTGCGGACCAACAAAACGCCCCAGATCCACTCGTCGTAGCATCGACCGCGTAAGTCCCAACGGATCCCGCGTCAATGTCGTATTCAACGCCGTCATACCAGCGATAACCGCCTCCTGTTTCCTTCGTGTAAGTTGGCGCGCCCGCCGTAAACGCGCCGTTGTCGCTGATGCCACCACCAAACAGCGCCGCATTAGCCGCCGTCGTGGTGACGTTGACCGAAAGCGTGCTCCCCGTACCGCTCGTTCCAACCGGAGCACCGTGCGATCCGCCGCCAGAGAGTCGCCACACCCAGATGCCGACAGTCACAGTGCTGCCGGACATATTGGCCGTGATCGTTTTCGATCCCGTGCCGCTCACGGAATCCAGCACGGCCCATTGATTTCTTCCGTTATCAGGTCCGCCAGTCTGCGGTGATCCTAGAAGAGTCAGGTTTGACTCGCCGGTCATCGTGACCGACGAAATCGTCGTGGTGTCGTACCACTGTATGCACGCTAGGCACGTCTCGCCAGCGGCCCATGACCCGATGGTCACGCCAATGGCGCTGACCGGCCCCGATCCGTTCGTTGTGTAGTCTAGGCGCGCGACCATTTAGCTGCTCGGCAACTTGATGACGTGCGTGCCGGTGTTCGAGTTCGCGTGCGTGCAGAACCCAATCGCTCGCCAATCGCTTTTGAAGCACCAGCGCCCAAAGCCGCCTTGGTAATCTGACCCCTCAAATGCTGCCAATGTCTGACTCAGCGCGCTTGAGGTCACCGAAAACGTGCTGGCGTTGATGCGGTAAATATTCGCATGGTCCACGGTGTTGATGCCGCCGAAGCACCAGTAGCAATCAAGCAAGGCATCATAGATAAGCGAGACACCACCGCTCGCTACTCCCGAAGCGAGCCCGGTGATGGTCTGCGTTGCCACGGTGACCGAATTGCTCGCCCATGTCGGGGTGGCAAGCGTGCAGCGCAGGGAGCCTGCATCTCCGCCGATGGTAAGCACCCGATTGCGCGACGTGTCCAGTGCCGAGGACGCGATATTAGGCGCGTATTCACCGGGCACCGAAGTTCCGGCCCAGGTGTCGTTTGAGCAATCAAGAAACCGCCACGCAGCACTAGGCGCATAGCAAGGGATCACGAGAATTTTGTTTGATCCCGAGTCATACACGCACGTTCCCATCGTGCCGCCGAGCACCGATTCGCTTGTCAGTTGCGTCCAAGTGCCTGTTGATAGATCAACCTTCCAGCACTCGGTGACGAAATCGCCGCTGCTATACCTCGCACCGCCAAACCGGTATCCAATGTCTCCGACTCTAATGCACCCGTCGTAGGTGTGCATGGCGCACGGCTTGCCGCCTGTATATGCCTGTGCGTTTGCTACAACCTGAGCGACAGTCGAAGGAGAGACAACCATCGTCCACCCAGTGGGGGCAGACGTACCGCTCATGTCGAATCCGGGAACGCTGTTGTTGGCAGATGCCCCGTGTCCACCGCCATGAACAGTCAGCGATGAGCCAGCCCCCTTGAATCCTCCGCACCATTCGTTGATGAGGCCTTTGAGCCCACTAGCGCCCGGGTCGCTGGACAACCACTCGCTAGGTGTGATACTTGCAATGGTGTCGTTGCCGTTGGCTGGCGCAAGACCGGAGA